GCACCTCAACCATTTCTTGAACCATACAAATGGCAAATGCGTTAGCCGGAATATTATTCCAATCAATAGTCTTTACACTTGTACCAAACCCATCGTTACCTGATAGAATATTCACTAATCCTTTAGCTTCCAAATAAGCTATTATTCCATATATCTCCATAGCAGTCATTGGAAATCTACAAGCAATTAAATTACCTTTAACTTCAAACGGATTAAATGCTTCTACACTATCTTCTAACTCTTGAATAGTCATATAATCAGTAGGTGTAAGCAAATCCAATTCATCGTTACTTGCATCTTCTACATCAAATTTACCAAACTTTCTAAGTTCAACTTTACTTTCTTTCATTGCTTTTGGTATAAGTACATAACTATATGCACTCATAAAATCTTTCTCTAAATTGTATATCATACTAATTCCTCTGTATATGTTTTTATCGTACCACTAAAACCACTAGCTAAAGTAATAGCACCAATTGGAGTAACATTACTTATCACTACATCATTATCTACATTTAAAGTTAATCCAGTTAAAGTTTTAGTTACTCCGCCACTCAATAAATTACCACTTAAAGAAGTAGGATTTACAGTCATTTTTATATTTACTGTATCAGCATGACTTGGAATAATTGCATATCCAACTCCATTACACACCAAATAATCACTAGCACTTTGAATAACACCTAAACTATCTCTTACAAATTTACAAGTCTGTAAACCATATTGTAAGTTTTTAGCATTATCTCTTACGCTTGATGTGTAGTTTGAGATTGGATAGTCAATTCCAGTTTTATAGTTTCTAACTGTACTTGATGTTTCACACATAGGCATATTTAGCATACAATTACTATCAGCTTGAGCCATTGCATAGAATGCTTCTGGTTGTTCATATGCTTGTGTAATTTCTATTTCTGTTAGATTTCTATCAAAGATATAGAAATCTTTTAAATAACTTGCTCCATAATAAGAACCTCCTCTACTACCAATAGTTTTAGCACCACCATAAAGAATATCAGTTGTTGTAATATTTATTACAAGTAAGCCGTTTTCATATAATTTTATACTATTCTTTGTTAAATTTAGAACATAATTATAGTTACTATTAAAAGCATATGATATCTTTTTATACTCTGTATTTAAAACTAAATAATAAGATATACCAACATCAGTAGTCCATAGATTATACCTATTACTTGTAAATATTTGTTTACCACAAAAAGAGTAGGCTACACTATCTGATGAAGAAATAGCATTATGCTCTATGCTCTGGTCCACACCATTTAAATAAGCACCTCTCCCGAAATACATACTTGCATTATAAGTTGGTGTACTTCCTACATCTTTTAAGTATCTTAATCCACTTGTAGTAGTTGTACTCCAATCATAGTTGATTAGAGGGTTGTATGCAACTATACCATTTGAATTTATAGTAAGCATATCAAACGGCTTAAATAAATTAAACATCTTAACAGCTCACTATTCCAGAACTATTTAAACTTTTAGCATATACATAAGCATAATCTTTTAATTTAGCATTATCAATACCCATAAGTGTACCTAATTTATATCCACCTAAATCAGTAGCAGTTGTTGCACCCAAATCAGCATCACTTGCAGCAACATATACAGTGCTTGACCCTACATTTTGGATTAAATATTCAGTTGAATTATTAATGATTCTAGTATAAACTAAGTCATTGATTAACTTTTTACTTGGTGTTGTAGCCATGTAAATCCTTTTTTGTTTTAATTATAACTAAAAAAAGCCACCCCAAAATTAATTGGAATGGCTAAATTGAGAACTTAATATGATAGATATATCGATATTATACAAAAACAACATTTAAAGTATTATTAATTTCTTTCGCTTTTCATCTCTTCATATTCTAAAAATTCAATAGCCCCAAGTAAATACTCATATTCTAACATTTGCATTATTTCATTAGTATCAAATTCTCTAACCTCTTTTAATGAGCCGTAACCTTTTTTAACTAATGAAAAAAACAACAAGTTTAAATCTTCTATGTTATGAGAACTTATCCACTTTGACCATATATTGCTACTATTGTAGTACCCGTTTAACTTTGGTTCAGCTTTTTGCAATAAAAAGGGTAAACAATCACTTTCATACTAATTGCAATATAATCTAAATAATCTTCAGCATACTCTTCAAAGTGTTTAGGCAACTTAGACAACTGCATACCATCATATAAAACTCTATCATCAACTTTTGTCATAACCTTTTTAAAATCATCTCTTTGTAAGAATTGATAATTTCCCATAATAATATTAGCTTCAATTTGTGAATAAATTGATAACACTTCAACTCTAAACTGATGACTTAATCCAGTTAATTTATAAGTTCTATCGTTGATAACAAATTCCCCGTTATCGTTCCATTGTTTGATTTGTTCTAAGCTTTGATTTTGTTCTTCTATTGTCATTTTATTCCTTTAATTTAATTTAAAACATATTAGCATTTAAGCCAGTAACACCTTTTTTATAGATAGGCTCTAAGGCGTATCTAATAGCGTCAACATGATGATTATATTTATCCACTATTTGATTAGTAACTTGACCCGATTTAGCATCAACTTTAAATTTATAATTACCAAATTCAAAGATAGTATTGATACACCTTTTATGAATAACTATTTTATCAAAACTTCGCATAAACTCAATACCATCTTCAATACTTCCTTTACCTTTTACAGCTCCAACAACTTTAAAACCCTCGCCTTTTAAATGCGAGATTGTTTCAGGTCTAGCACTATCAGCATTTACTTTATGTTTTCTGATATTAGGCATTTTATCCCATAAGCTAGGTAATTGTTTTAAATCTGTTGATGTGTTCTTTTGTTCTTCGCTATAAGGTCTATCGTTAATCTCATAATCAAGAAATAAGCAATTATTCATATCTTTATATTTTCCAATGTATGCACGATTTACTGTATTAGGGTCTTGACTAAATCCCCAGTCTGCACCATAATAAAAGTGAATATTATCAGGAGTATCAAATTCATCAATCAACCATTTATTATTAAAGATTAATTCACTTGTATTCTTTTTAAGTTGTCCCTCCCAAATATGCAAATACAAATCAGGGTCATTTATAGCCATTGTATCTTTTTGCTTTTCAAGTTCTTTTGGAAAATATTTATTATCATTCCAGTTTACTTTTATTACAATTGCATTATCAGGACTGTTAATAATAAAGTTACTATAAATTACATCGTTTTCATATCGTGGATTAAAACTAATCCATATCTCACTATTAGGCTTTCTTATTGTTGGGTCTAGTATTTGCCAAGATAAAGCAGATATACTTTCTCCCTCTTCAATCCAAGCAATATCTACACCCTCAAAAGATTTGATTTTAGATAGATTAGAATATAAACCTTTAAATAAAAATTCACTTCCGTTTTCGTGCTTAATAGAATCATTTTGAACCGTGAAGCCTTGAAGCTCTAATAAGTCTATCTGGTCTTTCAAAAGCTTATGAACTGAATCTTTGATTGAGTCTTGAATTTCCCTTAAGCATAAAACTCTTATAGGTTTTTCCATGGCTTTTAATAAAAGTATTCTTGCAATGGTCCAAGATTTAGAACTACCCCGACCACCATAAGCAACCTTATACCTCATCGGAATGGTTGCGAATGGTTTTAGTTTAGCGTTTAAGGATATTTTCATTCCCACTCTACTGATAGATTACTTTGAACTGCATTAGTATTAGAAATATTAACCTGACTGTTTGCGTGTCTTTGATTTACGCCTAGGGTTATTGATGCTTTGTCGATTGAATCAACTATATGTTTCATATCTTGTGCATCTTCAGTCATATCAATTAATGAATCTAATTTCTTTAAAGCTTTTTCACTTGCATTGAATACTAGATTTTGTCTTCTTAGTTGTTCGTTTACAATCTCATTATGAACTTCAAGTGCTGTTTCTTTTAGTGTTTCTTTTTTTATAGCAACTTCGATTGCTTGGGAAATTAGTTGTTTCTTTTCGTTTCCTTTTTCCCAATTCTCTATTTTTGATTTTTTACTTATCTGTGCTTTTGATATTTCAGTTCTTAATACTATTTCAGATAATGATAATCCAGCTTCAAAATATTCTTTAGCCTTATTCCATTTATCTTGACTAATTGCCATATCAAGCCTTACTTATACCCAAAATTTAAACAAGTATCTTTAATCTTTTTCCCATCAACCTCTAAGTAATTAATAATCTCTTTTTGTATCTTTTCATCTTTACATTCTTGTTTTGCTCTAATCGCTTTAGTTATTGTAAAATCATTACTAGAACAAATATTAATATCACCACCATTATATTTTATAAAATCGTAAGTGGTATTTTTATTTTTAACAAATGAATTATACTCATACTCGCAACTTGCAAATAAACCAGTTGTTATCAACCCTAGTATTAAAATCTTTTTCATTCTCTTAACCTCTCTTTTTTCTTTAATCAAATTATAGCAAATTAAAATAAATTGAACATTAAAAAAGCAACCCTCTAAAAGAAAGTTGCTTAATACTAAAATAATCTTAATCAATAAAAGGGAAGTATAACTATTTAAACTTAAATTTATATTTAATTATGTATAATTCTTGAAAGCTTTTTATAAAGTAGGTTTTTCGTCCAGACTCTCCTACTTTATAAAGGGCTTAGCCGAGTAAAAGAGTCTGGACAACTTCTTAAATACTCCCCTTAATTTTTCATTGTCTGAAAGTAGTTTATGAGTAAATTTATACAAACTCAATGTGGTTCTTTAGTTAATGTTGATTCAATTTCAAGCATCCAACAAGATAAAAAAAATGTGAAAGATAGTTTGGTATTAATCAAATTTATTATAACAGACAATAATAATCAAGAATTTGTTTATAATAGTTCATACTTTGATTATTCTATTCAACAAGATGAAAAATATGTAAGTGAAGATTCATTTTGTACTTTTACACTTTATGAAATTGTAAACTTTATAAATAGTAATATAGATTATGTATTGAATTCAAATGTAAATTATAATTTAAAACCAAGAAAAAATTGGAATTTATTAATTAAAAAGGCTACAAAAAAATGAATTGGGAGCTTCAAAAATTAGCAAATAATATTAAGTTTGATGATATATCAAAAGAAATAGACTATCAAACATCTAAAAAAACACTTGATACTCTGATAATGTACTGCGATGAAGAAAATTGTAGTACATTTGTTAGTATGGAACAAATTAAGCAACAAATTAGATGCAATTCCATGCAAACTGTTTATAATCATTTTGAAAAATTACAAGACTTAGGGATTTTAGAAGTATATAAAAAAGGTAAATTTATGATGAAAAAGATTAATATTAATCCTTCTAATCTATCTTCTAATCTATCTTCTAATCTATCTTCTAATCTATCTTCTAATCTATCTTCTAGCCCAATAGAAGCTAAGGTAAGAGAAGAGAAGGTAAGAGAAGATAAAGGCGTTTTTTGCGAATCTAAAGATTCACTTATTGTTGAGCCTACTTCTGAACCTGACCAACAAATAATAGATGAAGTTTTTAACTATTGTTGGGATATTCATAGCAACAGACTAAAACAATTGACAACTAAAGATGGTAACCCTAGAAAAAATGGAAATAAAGGGAAAACAAAACAAAGATTTGTTTCGCTTTTAAAAAAATACAGTATGTTAGTTTTATCAGTATATGTAAAAAATTCTACTTTTCAAACTCATCCTAAAGAATTTATAAATTTAATAGGTAGAGACATAGATAAATGTTTACTAGATGGATTAAGTAATATAGAAGATGACCAATTGGAAGAAATGCTTGACAAGAACTATGATAAAAAATCTTTTTTATATATCATAGAACAAATAGAAGAACAAATATAAAGGTTTATAATGCAATTTACAAAAGAAAAAATAGATTTAGCACTTGAAAAACATAGTGCATATAGTGAAGCTGTAAAACAAATAAGAGATGGTGAGAAGATTTTAGGAACTAAAAACCAAAATTTAGAAAAAATATTAAAAGAACAACAAGAAGTTCAAAATTATTTAAAAGCTTATTTTGGAACATTAAAAGATGGTACTAAAAATGCTGTAACAACTGCCACGGAAATATTACAAAGAAGAACTTATAGATTAAACCAACTTGAAGAAGATGGAAATACTAAGCTGGTAAAATTGGTTAATTTGGGGATTAAATTTCTACATGAACAATTTAATAATGATAATTTATTCCCTCTTGATACATTTTTTACATTAGTAGCTGGTTCTGGAATTGGAAAATCAGACTATTTTTATAGAATGACTAATTCTTTTTTAATGCAAGGTTTTAAAGTATTAATTTGTAGTTTTGAGTTTGGAGAGGGTAGATTAGCAGATTTAATTGCACCAAAAGAAGATGGTGGAAAAGATAGAATGAGAGAATCTAGATTAGCTGGAAAATTTGATAATTTAATTGTAAATTATGGTGCTAGAGATTTAGAATCTTTAGAGTATATGATTGATGAAGCTCATCATAATGGTGTTGAAGTTATTTTAATAGATAGTTTTGGTGAAATAGAAAGACAAGAAAGTGAATATATTTTGCAACAAAAAATTTCTATAATGTTAAATTCAAAAAAAAATGATTATGGAATATTCATAGGTTTAATAGCTCAAGTTGGAAATAATGAAGTAGATGGAGAATATAAAATAAGAGGTGGAAATGACTTAATTTATAAACCTGATTTATCTATTCACATTAAAAAAACAAGTGCAGAGGATACATCAGGGGATAGAATAGTCCATTTATTTAAAAATAGAGAAACTGATTTTAATGGTAAAACAATAGTTACTAAATATAATTTTGAAACACGAGAACCAGAATATAAATGCGAATTTATAGGATTAGATAGTAGTACTGGACAACCTATAAGAGATTTACCTAAAATGAGGTTAAAAAAGAAATGAATTTAACAATCTCTAACCATTCAAACATAAAAAATACAAGTGGATATAAGCACTATAACGATTTAGAATTTGGGGATTTAGAAGAGGTTGTAAAAAGTGGTTTTCACTATGTAGCTTGTAAATTAAAAAATGAAATAAGAAACGATAATAATTTTGATGGATTTGTTGATTTGTTGATTTTAGATATAGATAGTGATTGTAATATAGAACAAGCAAAACAAATATTTTCTAAATTTGAATTTTTTTTAATAACAACTAAAAGCCATCAAAAAGATAAAAATGGTTTAATATGCGATAGATTTAGAGTATTTATTCCATTGGAAAAAACAGTATTTATAAAAGAACAAATGGAACAAATATATAATGATATTTTATTGATTTTTCCTTTTCTTGATTCAGCTTGTAAAAATGTTTCAAGACTATTTTATTCAAGTCCAAAAGATGCTTATGTTTATTATAATGCTGGTTTTAGATATAAAGTTAGAACTTTATCATTTTATAAAACTTACTTTGAAGCTCAAAAAGTAGAAAAAGAGTTAGTAACTTATAGAGATGATATTTTTATTTTTGATTTTCTAAAAAATTGTTGGATTAATAAGTTTGGTGAAGTTTTAGATAAAGAAGAAAAAGAAATAACAGATGAAGAATATTATTTAAAAGGAGCCAAAAGCTTATTAGATAAAGAGTTTTATAAAGGAAATAGAAATAATGCACTTCATTTAACTATATGTATGCTTTTAAATGATGGTTTAGATAGTCAAACTGTTTTAGATTTTATAACTATTGAAAATGACTTGAGAGGTGGTGTAAAATTTAATGAATTAATGGCTGTTTATAGAAGTGCATTAAAAACTACTGGAAAAAATTAATTATACTAAATTTATAATAAGTTATAAGCTTTTTATAAGTTTAATTATGTAATAATTCAATATATCAAAAGAGAGGGAGAAATGAAAACAAGTGAAAGTATAGAAAATTTAACAAAAGCTTTGAGTAAATCACACAAAGAGTTAAAAAGTTTTACAGTCGATAAAGAGGGTTATAATTTTAAATATCTTACTTTGTCTAAAATTTATGAGGTTGCTTTACCAGTTTTAAGTTCTAATGGTTTAGCATTAACAAGTAGTTCATCTGTTTTTGTTAGAGATGCTTTACCATGGGTTAAAGTTATAACTACTCTATGTTTTGGAAATGAATTTATAAAAAATGAATTATGTTTTCCATTAATAGAACCAACAAAAAAAACTGATTCAGATGTAATGATGTTAGGAAGTACAATTTCATATCTTACAAGATACAATGTACAATCATTACTTTCAATTGCTGGAAGTGATAAAGATGCAGAACAAATGCAAATAGAAAATATAAATCAATAAAAAAAGGATATAAAATGGCATGGATTAAAAGAGAAGAAGAAATAGTAGTAGTTGAAGAGTTATCAAGTGGTAGTGATAGGATTCAAGAATCAAATGCTTACGAAGTTACAATTACTGGTGCTAGATTATCAGAAAGCCAACAAAAAGATTCTAAAAGTTTATCTTTAGTTATTGATGTAGCTAATGAAAATGGAGAAACTGCAAGAGAATATTTTACAATTTTAGGTAAAGATGGAAATACTTATTTTATAGACAAAAGAAATAATGTTAAAAAACAACACATCGGATTGACTATTGTTAATAGTTTATTTCAATTAGTTTTAGATAAAGAGATTTTTGATATTGAACCTAAAGAAGTAGAATATAAAATTTATAACAAAGAAACTGAAGAACTTGAAGATGTAAAAGGTGATGGATTTCCTGATTTAATTGGTAAAAGTGTTGGAGCTTGTATTCAAATTGAAAGAATTATTGAGGGTGCAGATAGTAAAGAGTCGCCAAGAATTGAACATTTCTTTAATGTTGAAACTGGTTTATTTAATAAAGAAGAACCTAAAGAGGGTGCTAAAACTAAATTAGATAAATGGTTAGATAAGAAAAAAGAATTTAAAGAAATTATTAAAGAAGTAAAAGAAAGAACTAATTTTGGTGGAAAAAAAGAAACTACTGAGGCAAGTAGTGAAGAACCAAAAAAGAGTAAATGGGGTAGATAATGAAAAATAACTTAGATGATTTAATAGCTAGTTGTGGAATAGGCAACCGACTATCTAAAGAAGATGATAAGTTATATTTTCATATGTTTGTAATCAGCAAAAATAGCAAAAAAGTATATTTTTGTGGTGATTACTGGCACGAAGATATTTGTAATATAGTAGAATCAACTGATTTTATATTTGTTTTTGATGAGTTTATAAAAATTTTTGATACACAAAAATCAAGAGATAATATATTAGCAAGTCTATTATTTTAAAGGTAAAAAATGAAATTAAGTGAATGGGTAAGTCATTTTGAAAAAATGGATAAGGAAGATAGTCAAGGTAAAAGAGTATTAACCGAAGACCAGGCAACAATTTTTAGAGATGTAATAGCTAATTATAAAAATAGAAAATATGCTTTATTAGATGCTAGAAGTGGAAGCGGTAAAACTACATTAATAAGAGCTTTACAAAATTATTGCAACCAAAATGATATAAGTTTAGCAGTAACAGCATCAACTGGAAAAGCTGCAAGTTCTTTAGGTGGGAAAACTATACATAGTTTCTTAGGTTTAAAAATGGAAGCTAATGATAACGCTGAAAAGGTGGAAGATGCTTTACAATTAACAGTTAAAGAAAATACAGATAGTTTAATTCCTGATATTTTAATTATTGATGAAGCATCTATGATAGGAGAAAAATTATTAAGTGCTATTAAAAAATTTAACTTCCCATTTGTTTTTTTTGTTATGGATAGTGAACAATTACCACCAGTTAAAGAAAAAAAAGTTGAATGGGATAAATTTGTAGATTTAAAATACACACTAACTAAAACTTTAAGAGCAAAAGATGAAGCTATGATAAAGTTATTTGATGATTTTAAATCGTACAAAGAGGGTAATTTATCAAACTTTAATTTAGATGATCATGTTAATAATAGAAATATAGTAAAAATAGACTGGAATGATTGTAATTATATTCCAAGAAATAGTCAATGTACAGCAGTTGGATATAGAAATGCCTTAGTTGAATATTTGGTTAATAATTTAACTCAAGATGGACACAATCTATATTGTTTAAATAGTGGAATAGTTGAAACTAGAATGGTAGTTGAGGAAGATAATCAAGGTAATCCAAAACTTAATTCAAATGGATATTATGCTAGAAAATTTCAAGATGTACCTATTTTTTATAATGGTGAAGATGTAAAAATAGATTTATTGCAAAATGAAACAAGAATGTTAGCTAAGTTTGGTTTTTGTAAATATAAAGGATATTCAATATCTATGAACTCTAAAAAAAATGGATTAACTGTATCAGCTCATGAAAGTTGTGTTAATGGTTTTTCAGCAAAAGAACCTATTGAAGATAAAATTTATATAAGTTTTCCACCTGAAGATGTATTGGAACATACTACCTTAGCTTGTGTAAATGATAAACATTTTATATTACTTTGGGATAATTCAGAAGATGAATTTGCAAAAGCAATTCAAGATAAATTTATGGCTTTACTACCAAGGCTGAGAGTATTAAAAACTATTAAAAATTGGTATAAAAAATTCGATAGTTTAACTATTCAAAGTTTAGATGG